AAGAGAGGGACAAAAACGGGCGATTTTTTGAGGTAAAAATTGCTGCCATCAACGAGATAAATCAATGGTCGAAAAGGGAAAAAGTTAATGGCAGCGCGGAAAATTTAATGGCAGAATCAGGTTTAGGGGAACAACATATTAGTAATTTACCTAATGACTATCTCCCGTTTTGAAAAATCTGCCATCAATTTAATGGCAGCAGCCATGAAGAAATATTTTTTAATGGCGGCTGCAAGTAATTGAATTACAACAAGTTACAACGTACCTGCTATTAAAACCATTAAAATTCCTAAAAAATAATAAGTAAATAAAAAGTAAATAATATAGGTATATATATATAAGGGTTTGGACATTTAATGGTTTTATTGGCAGAATCACAAATTGATAAAAAAAATAAACATGTTACAGAATGAAAAAACAGTAGTCGAAATCGTCAGCGAGATGTGTCAGGTCGATGACATTTTTCACAAGTGCCGGAAGCGGGATAATGTGCTTGCCCGTCAGTTTGCCTGGAAGATAATGAGAGATTATTTTGGGTACACTTTGGTGCGTATTGCTGATTTGTTCACCAAAGATCACAGCACGATCATCAACGGGCTCGAAACGATTAACAACCTCATCGCCGTGAACGATACCGTCACGCTGATGCGCTGGCAGGACATAATGAGCGATGACCGGATGACCGTGATACTGGAACAGACGGATAAGGTGGTGACCATGTTGGTGCCGGGATATGTCGATAAAAGCGAACTCGTTGACTACATCAAAGCAGCCTATCCAAAAATCGAAATCCACTAATTAGCCACATTGTTGCTGCATGTTGACAATGTTGACTAATTTGGTCCGATATGGCTTATGACAGGGAGGAGATATATCAGCTTGCATTACGCAAAATTGTAGAGGAGGAGTGCGTTACGGAATCAGAACTAAAACTGTGCTTGCCTATATGTCACCAGACCTGGTATGACTGGGGCTTCGACAAATCTGACGAGATAAAAAGGCTTATCCGCGAGGAAAAAGTAAAGATCAAAAAAAAGATGCGTCGTAATTGGCGCAATTCTGATAACCCGACCTTACAGATTGCCGAGTTCAAACTGATCAGCGACGACGATGAGCTCGAGCGCCTGAATACCCAAAAAGTAAACCAAACAATCAACGTGCCCAAACCGGGCATTGCGTTATACATCGGCACAGATGCAGACGATCAAAGTGACGGCGACGAAGCCGATGGCCAGAACGATTAAAGCTCTTTTAAATTCAGACAGACGTTACATTTGCCATGAGGGCGGCGCGCGAAGCGGTAAGACATTCGGGATTTTGCAGGCCCTGATTTACTGGGCTGATAATAACCCGGGAACGAAGATTTCAGTCGTGTCACATTCGCTCCCACATCTGAAACGCGGCGCGTTCAGGGATTTCATGGAGATCATGAACGGGTGGCAATGGTACAGCGAAAGCCAGCACAACAAGACGGACCAGGTGTACACATTCGAGAACCGGTCTTACATTGAGTTTGTGGGGCTGGAAGATCCCGGCAGGGCAAGAGGTCCGGCGCGGGATATTCTTTTCGTGAATGAGGCGAATTTGATAAGCAAACCGCTCTTTGACCAGCTGGATATGCGGACGACGTTTAAGGTCATCACTGACCTCAACCCGGCCGATTTTGACTGCTACGCCTATCATATCGCGGACGGCGACAAGGCCGTCAAGGTCGTCAGCACATACAGGGATAACCCATTCCTGTCCGACATGCAGCGCGGCGTGATTGAAAGCTACCGCGACGCGGACCCGATGATGTGGAAAGTCTACGGCCTCGGCGAACGCGGAGCCAGTCAAGAGCAGATATACACGCACTGGAGGATATGCGAACAGATGCCGGAGGGGGAGACGTTTTACGGCCTTGACTTTGGATATCGCAATCCGACCGCCATCGTCAAGGTGAAACTTTACGACAATGCGCTTTATGTCAAGGAATTGCTTTACCAGTCTAACCTAACAACGAATGACCTTGCTGACCTTATGCCATCGCTGGGCATTGCGCCTGGAGATGAGATTTTTTGCGACGCGGCGGAACCGAAAAGTATTGAGGAGTTACATAGATGCGGGTGGAATGTGAAGCCTGCGGACAAGGATGTTTATGCCGGCATTATGAAAGTAAAAAGCCTCCCGCTGTTTGTTCACGGAAGTAGCGTAAATTTGATGCACGAGCTGAAAAGCTATAAATGGAAAACTGACAAAGACGGAACGGTCATCGATAAGGAACCAGTGAAGCTGAACGATCACATCGTGGATGCAATGCGTTACGCGGTGTTCACGAAATTAAAACAGCCAGCCCTGACATGGGGCGTCATGTAATGGCGATATTTGACCGGTTAATCGATTCATATCTTCGGCGCAAGGGTTTCAGCCCGAATCAGCCGAACCAGGTGATGCCTATCAACGCGTCAGCGGTCCTATCGCAATTTGACGCGCAGAAATACACATCCGCATACGACAATAATAGCGACGTTTACGCGATAGTTTCATTCCTTGCCCGGAAGGCCGCAAGCATCCCCTGGTACGTTTATCGGAAGAACGAGGGCTCAAAGGCCGCGCTATCGCTTGAGCGATACAAGCAGCTAACCAAAGGTGTCGGGCATCCTGGCGCACTGGAGCGCGCGATGATCGAGCGAAAGAACGCCTATGACGAGAGCATGATCGCCGACAATTCAAAGGTCGCGGCATTGCTCAAGCGTCCGAACGGATATCAGGGGCAGGACCAATTTTTTGAGCAACTTTTCGGGTTCCGCTTCCTTACCGGCGAGGGTTTTGTGTGGGGGAACGATGGCGACACTGACGGCGAATTTGTTGAGATGTTTATCATGCCGTCCCAGTATATGGGCCTCCTGCCCGACAAGAATGACCTTTACGGCGTGGCCGGATGGGAGTTACAGGTCGGCGTCGGATCGCAATATCTCGAGAAGGACGACATCATGCAGTGGAAAAGCTGGACGCCGAAGTTTGACAGCGTTACGCGAGAGCATCTCCGAGGCGTGTCACCTATCAAGGCGGCGTGGAATACTTACCTGATGGGCATTGAGGCGCAGAAAGCCGCCGCGAACCAAATGGCGAACGGAGGGGCAAAGGGCGCACTGGTGCCGAAAGCAGTCGGAAGCACATTGCCACAAGTTACGGAGACGCAGGCCGCACAGATGCAGAGGGCACTTGCCGACAGGATTAACAACAACGAGCGAGCCGGTCAGGTGGCTATGCTACAAACGCCGTGGGACTATCTTTCGTTTGGATTGAGTAACAGGGAGATGGCACTTATTGAAACGATGCAGTTCTCGCTCCAGCAATGGTGCCGGGTATTTGGTATGCCGGTGGTTTTGTTCAGCCCGGACAACATGGCTGACAACAATTACCAAAACGCCCTCCGGGATCTCGTTACGAACACGATTGTCCCCATGTGTGCCCAGTTGCGCGACGAGCTTAACAGGTGGCTGGTCCCGCGCATGAATGAGCCGGGTGTGTTTATTGACTTTGACATCACGGCATTGCCGGAGCTGCAAAGGGATCTCGAGAAAATGGTGGCGGGCCTTGTCAATGCCAACTGGCTGACGATGGACGAGAAAAGGATTGCGATGAACTACGAGCCGAGGGGCGGCGCATATGACATGAGCTATGTGGCACAGGGCCTAATACCTTTAGAGGACGCGGGCATGGATATGGGGTACAGCGATGGAGCTGACGGTGATATATCGATCTGACGATGTGGTGCATTATCACGTCGTTGTCAAGGGGCAGGTGGTCCGGGAAATAGTGACATACATAAAGGGTGAAAATCCGTGGACATTGAACACATTAATCAGCTGGTCAGAGAACGATTTCCGCGATTACCGAGCGAATGGTCATGTATAACGGAGGCAAAGATGAGGGACGCGGCGCGAGAAAGTTACAGACAAAGATTAATAGATGAATTTCGCAGAGCGGAGGAAATACTGGTTAGCGGCGGGCCGACAGATGCGGAAGCATGAGGTCAATTATGCGAAAAAGATACAGGCATTGATTAAGCGTCAGGTGGATGCATTGGTGAAAGAGGCGGACAGTATCGGGTTTCAGGCGGCATGGTCAAAGATGCCCATGTTCAACGATGAGTTTATAAAGCTCATTATGGACCTTTACAAAAAAGTCGGCCTGCAATTTGCGATAAATGTGAACAGATCTTTGCAGGTACAGGAGCGAAAGGACGTGTTTTTTAATGCTGACATTATTCAGCGCATTGTGAACATTTTGGGCAGGCATGCGCTGGACCTCGTCACACGAATGGATGACACGACAAAGCAGGAGCTTTTGAAAATCATCACGCAAGGCGAGGAACAGCAGTTAAGCTATCGGGAGATCGCGCTGAACATCGCCAATAGTTACATCGTGCAGTATCCGAGAGCCCTAACAATCGCAAGGACAGAGGTTGGAAGGGCATCAAATGTCGGGGCGATGGAGGCGGCGGCAAAGAGCCGCACGGTACTGACGAAAGAATGGGTGGCCGGGAACGACAAGCTGACAAGACGGTTCAGCAAAAAAGACGAGTTTGACCACTGGGCAATGGACGGACAGGTGAGGGAGATGGATGCAAACTTTGAGCAAACGGGACTGAAAGGCATCACGGCAGTCGCAGCACAGCCAGGAGATCCAAACGCTCCGGCATCATTCACGATTAATTGCCGATGTGTGGTAGCGTTCACGCCGAAAAGAGACGAAAGGGGCCGACTTGTAAAACGATAGACATGCCGATATACGCGTGCGGAGACGGGAAATATAGGATAGGCGACGGGCCTTGCATGTACACCAGCAAACCCGCCGCCGAACGCGCATATGTGGCATATTTGGCAGCGGAAGAAAGTTCAAAAAATAAGAGAATGATATACGGATACAAACGATTGCAGCAGGAAGTAAAAGACGTCGATGCAAAAAAAGGCATCGTCACTGGTTACTTTTCCGCGTTTAACATAAAAGACAGCGATGGGGACATCATCCGACCGGGTGCGTTTCAGAAAAGCATTAACGACTGGTTTCCGAAAGGACGCATAAAGCACCTGCTGAACCATGACCCGCGTCAGCCGCTGGGTAAGATTATGGACCTGAAGGAGGACGCTTACGGCCTTTATTACGAGAGCCAGATCGGCAAGCACAACCTGGGGCAGGATTTTATAAAGATGGTCGAGAGCGATCTCGTGAAAGAACACAGCATCGGGTTCAACGTGATAAAAGAGCAGAAAGGCGACAGCGCCAATGAGCTGCTTGACATCAAACTGTTCGAGGGGTCTAGCCTGACGTCATGGGGCGCAAATGAATACACGCCTTTGCTTGGTATGAAAGGTCACGACATGCACAACCGGATCGAGCGACTGAAAAAGCTCGAGAAATTCGTAAAATCAACAGACGCAACAGACGAGACCATCGAGCTGCTGCTGCTTGAGATAAAACAGCTAAATCAACTTATCGAGGACATGAGTAGCGCCAGGGCAGTCGTTGAGGCACCCGTCGAGCAGCCAAAGGCCGAGGACGATAAGGTTAAGCAGGCAATTCAATTATTAATTCACAAACATTTCTAAGATGGAAGTAAAGGACATCATGGAGGCACTTGACCCAAAGCTCAAGGGCCACAAAGACGAGCTTACCGCAGAGGTAGCCAAACTTGACAGCAAGGTCGCCGCAGACGTTGCACAACTGAATGAAGATGCCGCCAAAAAAGGCGAGAGCATTGCCGAACTGAAAGCAAAGGTGGACAGCCTTGTAGCTTCCAACGGCAAGCTGAAAGCTGCGCAGGTTGAAAAAGCAGGCTGGACCAACAGCGACTACCTTAAGAACGCGGTGAATGAGATCGTGGCTGAAAATCACGAGAAGATGAAGTCCGAGCAGGCATTCTCCGCGATGAAAATCGTCGGAACGATGAACCTGACAGACAACCTGACCGGCACCAGCCAGATCAGCTACGTTCCGAACCCCATCATGAGGTCGTTCTATAATCCGCATCTTTACGATGTGTTCCGGATTGTTCCGACCGCTACCGGTAACGTTACTTTCCCGCGTGGCAACAGCCCTGTCGGTGAGGGATCGTTTGGAGCCCAGACCGAAGGCAATGACAAGGCACAGATCGATTACGATGTGACAATGGTGAACGTGAGCGTTCCCTTCATCGCTGGTTACGTGAAAGTGTCCCGCCAGATGCTGCAGGATCTGCCTTTCCTGCAGTCCTACCTTTCGCAGTCCCTCATTGAGGACTGGAACAGGGCTGTGAATACAAGGTACCTGAACACCATCGCCACCAACAGCACCGCGCTGTCTACTTCCGAGACGCTAACCGTGTCGAAGATGATTGCAGGTGTTGCACAGCATGGCGACCTGGGTCTCGGCATGCCGAACCTGATCCTGACCACATGGGCCGCATGGAGCACCCTGCTGCTGACTAAGCCGTCAAACTTTGGCGTACCTGCATCCGTTGCAGTCGATGCCGACGGCCGCATCCGCATCAACGGTATTCCCGTGGTTCCGCACAGCCAGGTAACAGGCAGCAGGTTCTACGTTCTGAACACCGACGCGTTCGCAACTGCTCAGGCTTCCGGCCTGCAGGTCCGCAGCACCGAGTTCGATCAGAGCGACTTCATAAAGAACCTCGTCACCTACCGCGCCGAGGCCCGGATCGAGCTCCTCTCGTTCCAGCCGAAGGCTGCTGTGTACGGCACGACCGGTACATCTGCATAATTCTAAAAAAAGGGGGGTCGCGCCGGGCGGCTCCCTTTTTTCATTTCGCAAACCATGACTTTCAACGACCATTTTGACCACATTGCCGTCTTGACCCAGCGCGCCAGGGTGGACCGCCGATATTTGTTCGAGCAGGGGGCAGATTTCAGTTATAAATGGTTCTATGCCATAGAGGACGAAAGTCCGCATGCAAGTTTTAACAAGTCCCAGATCTCCATGCTGCGGGACTTTGTCGATAGCGGCAAAGAGACCGCCGTTTTATTCGAGGACGATGCCACATTCCGGCACATGGGTAAGCTGGACGAGATTATAGCGGACATGCCCAAAGGGTGGGACATCATTTATTTCGGCGCAAACCTTAAGCCGTACCCGGACCATCCGGCGCCTATAAAAGTCACTGACCACATTTTCCGCGTTAGGGCTGCATACACTACACACGCCGTTGCCTACACTGCCGACATGGCCGCCAGCATTATCGAGATGTATCAGGATGGCGTTATGTACGACACTTTTCTTTCTGACACTATATTGCCACATTATAGCGCATATGTAACATACCCGTTCCTGTCGTTCCAGCGCCCGACCCGCTCGGACCTTTGGGACAGGAATGTGGACTACACCGATACATTTATAGCGTCAGAGGATTATCTTCGTGAATTGATATGATATACGTCACGACATATGCCAGCGAGAACATGAGCAGGAGCAGGGATCTTGCTTTAAGGTCCGCGCAAAATTTCGGAGCGACACCGATCCATGCCGAAATATCATCGGAGTTCTATCTGCAAAACTTTGACACGTTGAACCATCCGCGCGGAGCGGGGTATTGGCTATGGAAACCGTACATCATCGACCAGTGCCTTTCAAATATGGACGAGAGTGATGTGTTGCTTTATATCGACGCAGGGGTCGAAGTCGTCGATAATATTCAACATCTTGTGGACGCAATGGACCAGGACATCATGATCTTCGGCAACCATTACCGGCATATTCACTGGTGCAAGCGAGAGGTGTATGTCCTCATGTTTGCTAAGGATAAGCTGCAGGCGCAGGCATCAGCTATTGTCATTAAAGCGACAAAGTTCTCGCGTAACTTTGTGCGTGAGTGGCTGCTATGGTCGCAGATGCCGGACTTTATAAATGACGTTTTGAAAGTCGACCAACATCCGGAGTTTCAGGAGCACAGACACGACCAGGCGATCCTTACTTGCTTGCAACAATGGCACGGGTTAAAACTGCACTGGTGGCCGGCGATGTATAACGACGGGGCTTTCATTTACGACAAGGGTACATACATGGACACTTATCCGGTCATATTCCATCATCACAGGAAAAGGAATGAGGAATGGTAACTTTTGCCAACCTGGGACGATACGGCCGTTTTGCAAACCAGCTGTTTCAAGTGGCCAGCACAATCGGCATCGCAAAGGCGAACGGGTACGACTATGCTTTTCCGAAGTGGGTGAACCATGACGCGGTGGAACGGTTCGGGAGTAAGGAAGATGTCAATGTCGGACGGTGGTTTCCGTATTGGGAGACCGTCAAACGACTGGATAAAGATATGGGCGATTACCACGTTGCCTGGGGATGGCAAGGGCTGAATCATCCGGACGGGTGGTCATATGTCGGCCACATGCAAAGCGAAAAGTATTTCATTCACTGCGCGG